GTTCTCCCATAGATACTGTTGCTGATATGATAATTAATTCTAAAGCAATGAAAAGAGCTTATAAGACTAAAGGGGCTACTAATTTAACCAAACATAGAAGCACAAAGCAAAGTGTAGGAAAACGTAGCACAGCACAAAAAAACGCTACGAAAACTAATAAAAATAGTGCAATAGCATTAGGACTTGACCCAGAATTAAAGAAATTTGCAAAGAAAGGCTCAAGACAAAAACAAGGTCCCGAGCAAGGTTTAGGACTATCAGAGGCGGTAATAGCTTCTACAGGAATGATGAAGCTCTTAAATCAAAGAATTTCAAAAGAAGTTATGAGTAATATGGGGAAACCCAATTTAACTAATAGAACGGGTAGATTTGCAGAATCAGTAAATATTCAGTCTATAACACCCGCAGCTAGAACATTAATGGTAAAGTATACATATAGAATAAACCCGTATGAGACTTTTGAAAACAAAGGCAGCAGAAGATGGCCTTCAGGATATAATCCAAAGCCCCTCATATCAAAAAGCATAAGAGGCTTAGCAATGGAGATGTTTAAAATATCTGCTTTAACAACTAGGAGAGTTTAATGGCAAACACATACAGAACAGGAAGAAGTAAAGTTGTCGATGCTCTCGTACAAAAATTAAAATTAATTAATGGGAATCATCCCTTTAATTCAAACATATTTAAAAACTGCCATAGTGGTATGGTCTTTTTAGATGAGATCCAAGAGTTCCCGAAATTATGCGTGGTAGCTGGAGACGAATCTAGAGAGTATCAACCAGGCGGCTTTAAATGGAGATTCCTGACTTTAGACGTAAGAGTTTATGTCGAAAACCAAGAAGACCCACAAGAAGTCTTAGCTTTATTAATGGAAGACATTGAAAGAGTAGTAGACGACAATGATATGCTGATATATGACGATACTGTCAGTCCAGCATTAACAACAACTTCCTTAACTGTGAGTTCTATGTCAACGGATGAAGGGGTGTTAAGTCCCTTAGGAATTGGCGAAATAAACTTACAGTGCAGGTATTAAAAACGAGATTACAAACGCTGATAAAAATCTAGCGACGTACTTTCAAAGTAAAACAATAGGAGAAAGCAAATGGCTTTAAATCTATCCAGGAATACCAAAGTATTCATTAGTTCCGTAAATGGAGTTGGTGCTACTGGAGGTATCAAAAACGGAAAAGTCACCACAGCGGGTTCAGGATACGTTGTAGGTGATATTATAACAGTTGCAGACGGCTCAACAAGTCAGTCTGGAACAGGGTGTAAATTTATTGTTAAGTCAGTAAATGGAAGTGGTGGAGTTACATCAGTAGCTGTACCAAACAACTTCAGAGGCAGTGCTTTTGTAGTAAATGAAACTTGTACTGAAAGTACTGCAAAAACAGCAGCTAATCATGCTACTGATAGCTCAGGCACAGGTTTTGTATTTACAGTTACAGCAGTAACAGGTGTAAATACAGCTGATGGTTCAAGACTAGGAACAGGATTGTTCAAAGGAAACGAAGTCGATGCAAACACATTCAGACTTGGTGTATTAGATGGATATAGCTTTTCACAAGGAAGTGATTCAACTGACGTAACCATATCAGAAGCTGGTGCAGCACCAAACAGGGGTTCAAAAAGATTCAATGATTCTTTACCACCTGCAGAATGGTCATTTGGCACATATGTCAGACCTTTCAGACATGGAGCAGCAAGTTTCAGAGCAAGTGATACATTTGACTGTGTTGAAAACATTATGTGGGCAGCACTATCAGGAACTGGACTTCCAGCGACTCATGCAAATGATGCAGCTCAAGTAACAGCAGGTTCAGGAGTACTTACAAGTACTACTACCCTAAAAGGTTCATTATGTACTTTTACAAATTCAGACGTCCATGAACTTATGAAGCTAAATATCTACTTCGCACTAGAAAACACAACATACAGGCTAAACCAAGCACAGGTTAACCAAGCAGAAATCGACTTTTCAATCGACGGTATAGCACAGATCACATGGTCTGGTAATGCTACTACTATTGACCAAGTCGTAGAAGGAATGGAAGATCCATCAAAAGCAACTGAATATACAGCAGCGGACATACGTCCAGGTTCAGATTCTAGTGTAACCACTACTCTTAACGCTAATACTCAGGCAGCTACTGATCATGATGCCTTCACAGAAGAGTTCTCTTATGTAGATACAACAGGTCCAAGTGACGCTGACTACTTAAGAAACAAACTATCTTCTCTATACCTAAATACAGCACTACAAGGTGGCGGTAAAGACTCTCAAGGTCTTGATGCTAAAAATTATGCAATTAACATTACTGGCGGAAGTTTAACAATCGCTAATAACGTTACTTATGTAACACCTGAAACTATCGGTATCGTGGATAAGCCAATTGGTTCTTTCACAGGTGCTAGAGTAGTAAGTGGCTCTTTAACAATGTATCTTGATAATAAAGATAATGGTTCTAACGAATTACTATCTGACTTAGCAGCAGCAACAGACATGGTATCCAACTCATTTGATATGAGATTATTCATGGGTGTAGCTTTTGATACAGGACAAATAGACTCATCAGATGCAGCAGGCAGTTTCGGACTTAGAGACTTTGGTTTCAACGGATCTACTGTAACATCAGCAGGTGTAGGCTTCTCAATGCCTAGGGCTCATTTAACTGTGCCAACAATTGAAGTTGGAGATCTAATCTCTGCTTCCGTAGAATTTGCTGCTAACGGCTCATCACTTCTAGAAGGCGATGAACTATCAGTAAAATACATCGGACAAACAGTACATTCACAACCGGGTTATTTAGCAACCGGTTCTCAAGCAGAAGCTTAAGTACTTATGTCTTATAGTTTCCTCAAGGAGAGTAAGCTATTTATAGTTTATGGCGGTAACAAGTATAGAATATATACTACTACCGCCTTAGACTTTTCCCAAACATTTGCGCAAGAATCGTACCCAGTAAAGACTTTGCACGACCAAACAAAGATGTTCGAGGGAGCAACTATAACTTCTGCCAACGCAGTCGATTTTAGTTTCACAGTCCCATTAACAAAAGAGAAGGGTGAAAGCCCAATTATTGACCTATTACAGGGTTTAAATAATGAACAGTTGACTAGTTTTGATATGTATATTCAAACTGGTAGCTCAGTCTTTAAAGTAGATGGCGCAGTAATTACATCTGGAGATTTTAGCATTAGCCCAAATCGTCAGTTTGAAATAGCAGTGCAAGGACAAGGAACTAAATTAGAAAGAGTTGGTAATGAGAGTTATGATTGGCACTCAGGATTTACCGCACCAAGCGGTAGTAACTGGGACACAGTTGGTAGTAATCAATTATCAGCTTCAACTAGAACTCCTCTTTTAGTTTATCCAGTAATTAGTATTGACAGTTTAAATATGAGTAATATCATATCCGTAAATGTTAGTATACAAAATAATATTACTTGGACAAGTTACAAGACTTTGCAGAAATCATTAAGCGTTACTAATTCTAGTAATGTGATGCGACCGTCTGAATACGTGGTAGAAAAAAGAATTGTTTCGGGAGCAATTAACCAATACCAAACAGATAATAATATAACACAATTTGATAATTTTAGTACTAATAGTAATATTACCATAAAGGCAGTAGAAGTAGGAAAAGCACTAAGTGCAACTCCTTTCTTCCAGATACAGTTAAACCCTGCGTCTTACACTGCGAGAATGCAAGTAGCTGATGTATACCAACAAAGCTATGATTTCTCTTCTTTAGATAATACTTCTTTAGCTGCTAGAATAACACAATATTCATAGGAGAATATAAAAACATGGAACTTAAAAGCCTACTGGTTGACAGTAAAACAACCTGGGTAGAATTTCCTGGACTCGACGGATTTGAAGTCGAACTAGCAAACCTATCCCGAAAAGAACTCGTAGCATTACGAAAAAAATGCACACAACAAAAATTTAACAGAAAGACTAGAGCATTTGAAGAAACTCTAGATGACGATAAGTTTGTAAAAGAATTTACTAACTCTACTGTAAAAGGTTGGAAAGGACTACAACTATGCTTCCTAGAAGATTTAGTACTAGTAGACCTTAAAGGACAAGATACCACAACCCTTCTAGAGTATACTGAAGAAAATGCCCTTCTATTAGTCGAAAACTCATCAGAGTTTGATAATTGGCTCAATGAGGTAGTCTTTGATTTAGAAAACTTTCGTACAGACTTCAAAAAACCGAATAAAGGAGAAGTTAAGTCTACTCCTGAAGCATGATGCAATAGGAATGACTAAAGACCAATACTTACGTATGGTCGAACAAACTGGAGAAGAAATAGATTGGGAAAGATGTCCACCAGAGTGGGACGACTTTCCTCAATCTGTACCAACAGCCATGGAGATATTTAATTGTCTCGGAGATAAAATACAATCTGAGATAGGGTTTGTAGGTAAAGACTTCACCAATATAGATATGCTGTATAACTTACATGATATCACACACCCTAAAGAAAAAGATTGGACATTAGAACTATTACTTTACCTAGAAGGTCAAGCAATAGACAGGTCTCAGAAAGCTATAAAAGCTGAGTATGAGAAGGCAAAGAAAAAATAACCATGGCAAATAAAGTATTATTTGAGATAGTCGCAACCGCTAAAGGCGTAAATATAGTCCAGAAGCAAACGGACAAACTTGCAAAAAGCACTGACAAAGCTCGTAAATCTACGGATGGACTTAGTAAGTCTAGAGACAATTACAACCGTAAAGAAAAAGGTGCGGCTGGAATATCTTCAAACTCTACTAAGAACTTCTCTAAAATGCAACAAGGCATTGATGGAGGAGGCGGCTCTGGTGGTTTAGTTAGAGCTTATGCTCTACTAGCAGCTAACGTTTTCGCACTTACAGCTGCATTTGGTGTACTATCCAGATCTGCTCAGATTGATACTCTAACCCAATCAATGGAAATATTAAGTACTACGGGTGGTACTTACATTAAAAGTCTTGCAAAAGACATGGAACAAGCCTCTGGAGGAGCTATTGATTTAGCGCAATCCTTCAGACAGGTATCACTAGCATCAAGTGCTGGTCTCAATACTTCAGAAATCGAAGGATTAACACAGGTCGCCAAGGGAGCAGCTATTTCTCTCGGTAGAGACCTGCCCGATGCTATGGATAGAATATTCCGTGGTGCTATTAAACTCGAACCAGAAATACTAGATGAAATCGGTCTTTTTGTTCGTGTTGACGAAGCCGCACAGAAATACGCAACTAGTGTAGGTAAAAGTGCAGGCGCACTAACTCAAGCAGAAAAAAGACAAGGTTTCTTAAATGAGATTCTAGAACAAGGTAAAAACAAATTCCAAGAATATGCAGAGACAGTTAAACCTGACCCTTATGTAAGATTAGGAGCAGCCTTAGGAGATATCGCACAAGCTGGAATAAGCTTATTAAACGGAGTACTAGGTCCTGTCTTAGAATTTTTAGCAGAGTCTAAAGGAGCACTAACAGTAGTGTTTGGAGTCTTAGTTTTCTCACTACTAAAGAAAGCAATTCCTGCTATGGGACAGTTCAACGCAGGCTTAGCAGACCAAGCTAAAAAAGCTGCTGACAATGCAAAAAAATACAGTGACGGTGTTAGAGAATCAACAAAGGTACAACTAAAAGAAGACAAGAAAAAATTAGATAGTTCTTTAAAAACCTTGCAAAAGCAATCACAAGGTAGCCCTATGCTTAAGTTAAAAGTTGGTGGAAAGGATGCTTCGGGAATTTTAGAAAAGAAACTACAAGACAAAACAATAAAAGGCAAGAAAAGAGAAGCCTTAATAGAACAAAGAATACTTGACCTCACTAAGAAACAAGGATTAGCTAAGCGTGAACAAATGGCAGGGTATGACGCCGAACTTAAAGCACTACGAAAAGAAAAACAATTA